TTCCTTTCCATACACCATTTGATACAACAGGTCTCATATGTGCTGGTCCTAAAATATCAATCACTTTAGCAAATAAAGTTCCATCAGAGTTCTCAATATCAATTGATTCAGATTGAGTTTCACTTTCAATTTCTTTTCTGACTTCCTTTTTCATTTGATCCCTCTCTTTTCTTTTTTGTGTAGCAGCAGAAACAGACATATTTGACTGTCTAAATTTCTTGACAGCATCGACTTGCTTTAAACGAAGTTGTTGTCTTCTTTGTGCTAAATCCACGATTTACTTTGTCTTATCTTTACTATTTAGAAACTGTTGCTTTATCATCTTTGAAAGATCTGATGTCGATCCTACAAATAAAGCGTTATTTGTAACTGTATTTGTTGTCTGTTTTTTATCTTCATCTACTTCCTTTACTTTCTTCTGTAAATCTAATAACTTATCTGTTGTATCTGCCACTGACTTGATTATCTGTCCTGCGACTTCATATGCTCTTGGACTTGCACTCTCTCCTGCAAGTTCTAGAATACCATTAAGCGATTCTTGTCCCTTTTCAATTAAAGAATATAAATTAGCACGAGTGTATTCATAATCTTTTTCAATATCCTCAGATTTTTTTTCTTTCTTTTCTAATTTAACATCTTTCTTTGAAGGAACAATCGCTTCAACCTCAGTGTGAGTATTCAATGCTTCATCAATAGGATCGTAACTAGACATGGTATTCATTAGATATCACTTTGTTTTGTAGGACTATATGATTTACCATCATCAAAGAATGATTCAAATTCATTAAATCCAAAGTCATCACCTGGAACAATCGCAGCATCATCAGCAGTCGTTAATAGATTTATCGTTGATGCTGATGTATGTTGTGCTGGAATTGAACTATCAAATCCTCTCTTCACAATGATAGTGGTAGCATCAACGATTTGTGATATCTTCATAATTTCACTATCAATTACAATTCGATCATTAACACTAAGTGAAGCAGAGGCTGTTACACTTATTCTGGTTTCAGTAGTTGTCAAGTCTTCTGTAATTGTTGTAGTTTGATCATTGTTATAGTCTTTAAGTGCTTTTGGTGTAGCAACATAACGCATTTGTCTTCTTGCTGATGCTGCAGTATCTGATGCGTAATCCACCTGAACTTTCTTGATTAATCCATCGCTAGTATCTGAAACAGGACCAAATAGATATGTCTTTGCTGTAAATTGTAATGTGTATATTAATGCTGTTCTTGTTGTAAAGTCTCCTTCATATTCATCTCTAAACGATATATTATCTAAAACAATTGGAACATCTCTCTTCTCTCCAATTGAACTCACTAAGTTAACTGTAATATTAAAAGATGGTTGAAAGTATGGTAATATTTGTTCGATGATTTGTAGAGCATCATCATTTAATTTAGAAAATATGCTAAGTTCAAATCCAATATTATATGGCACAGGCATGAATACCTTTTTCAAATTTGTACCGTCAGATGCTTTGAATGTTTGAGTAATACCAGATTTACGAGTTGCATCATATTGAATTGATGTCATTTCAAATGACATTCTTGGAAGAGTTATAGCAACTGCTTTTGTTAGGTTTGCTTGTTCTCTAATTTTCGCAAAAAACTTTTGTTGAGGACCATAAGCAAGACCAACTTTAGTTTCATCTAAAGTAGTGTTATCAATATTTTCATGTTTAATAAAAATATCATTAAATAATGTACCAAAACCAATGATAGTTTTTCGAATAATTTCGTGATAATAATAAGTACCTAACATCAATAATCTCCAAATGGGTTGTCTTCGGCAAAGTCAAGTAAATTAAATGCTTCACTTTCTATTTCTTTATTAGAATCAAAAGGTTCTTCAAAACTGTCGTCACTGTAAGATTCTACAACATATCTAGCTGATGAGATTGAACCAACAATAACCTCTCCAGCGTTGAATTTGCCACTATTTAGAGATACTTGTAGTTCAACTGGTGGATTTACATTATCTATATCCACTCGCTTCTTAAAGTTTCTAACTCTTGCTGTTGTTCCAGACAAGGATCCTGTTACAATTTCATTGTATAGATAAGTTCCAACTCCTGTTGTTGAAATACCTGCAAAAGTAACGGTAGGTGCCACTGTATAACCAGAACCTACGTTTACAAACTGTACTGAATCGATTTTTCCGTCATCGTTGATAATTGTTTCTGCAGTTGCGGTTGTTCCACCAACACCAGTTGTTCCTGTAAAGGTAATTGTAGGTGCTACAGCATATCCATCACCTCTATTAGTGATTGTAATTGTCGAAATTCCACTATTAACAATTCCAAATGTAACTGCTGCACCAGCACCTCCACCACCATTTAATATGATTAGTGGTGGATTATTTACATCATATCCAGAACCAGGATTTAAAATTCTTATCTCTTTCAGAGATTTAACTCCACCTCTTGATGTTGTGATAGCGACAGCTGTTGCTGGTACTCCAGATTCTGGTGGAGATATTTCAACTGCTGGTGCTGTTACATATCCAGAACCATCATTTATTAATGATATAAATCCAAGCATTCCAGGTTCACCAATTACAGCAGTTCCTGTCGCTGTGACAGCACTCCCAACTAAATTAACTGTAGTGATATATCCTTGATCTTCTACTGTATTATCAACCTCATCAATTGTAGTTTCAATGAGTTCATTCTCATATTCATATAACTCACAACTTAGTTCGTAAATATAATTTTTTCCTAATTGATAAAATGGTTTTTCTGATTCAACTCTTTTAATTTCGAATAATCTCTCACCAAGAGGAAAGTAGATTAAATCTCCTTCTTTTGGTCTATTAACTAAATCTTCAAAAGTATAATCAGTTATCAAACCATCTTTAATACCTGATGATATACCCTCTAAGAAGGGTGTAATAAACTCTTCAAACCTTTCTCTTGATATTGTTAGACTTACTTCATTCGTTAATCTTAATCCAAACTTAGTCATCAAATCACTGTTTGGATTATAACCTTCATAGTTATTTAAATATGCTTCAAGAATAAAAGAATCATCAAACTTTGATGATTGAACTTCTCGAATAATATTATCAGTTTTAAAAATTTTTCTAGGTAGATAAAAGACATCTATACCATAAATTTTCAACTGCTCATTAATTACATCCTGCAGTAAAAATTGTTCGGTTTTAG